TGATTCCTAACTGCGTTGTATGGAATTACCCAACTAGCGGTACTGGCTTAGCAGCTATCCGTATCACTGATTAATAAGGACTGATATATGAACAAATCTATCGAACGCAGCTCACTTTCACCTCGCCAAGTTGGTGCGGTGGTAATGTCAGCCGATGACGTATCCGATTACGCTGCACTCGGAGACCTCGGCATTAACTTTGGTGCTCAAAATATCAAGGCAATGGCTAACTACGCTATGGATACCCAAGCGGACGTTACTGCTCCTTCTATTACGACTCCAGTTCAGTTCCTGCAAAACTGGCTCCCCGGCTTCGTTAAAGTAATCACTGCAGCTCGTAAGATTGACGAGCTCGTAGGTATTACTACAACTGGCTCTTGGGAAGATCAAGAGATCGTTCAAGGTCTCTTGGAACCAATCGGTAATGCCGTTCCTTACGGTGATTACACAAACGTGCCTTTGGCTTCTTGGAATACCAACTTCGTTCGTAGAACTGTTGTCCGTTTTGAAAAGGGCATCAAAGTAGGTATGTTGGAAGAAGCTCGTGCAGCTCGTATCCGTATCAGCACTTCTGCTGAAAAACGTGCGTCTGCAGCATTGGCTCTTGAAATTCAACGGAACTTAGTTGGTTTCTACGGCTTCAACAACGGTAGCAACTTGACTTACGGTTTCTTGAATGATCCGGGCTTGCCAGCATACGTTACTGTTGCTGCGACTGGTACAGGTGGCTCAACATTGTGGTCTACAAAGACTTTCTTGCAAATCGTTGCTGACATTCGTGTTGCTGCAGCTCAGTTGCAAACTCAGTCTCAAGACACAATCAACCCTGAAGATGCAGAATTGACCTTGGCATTGCCAACCAATTCATACCAATATTTGTCAGTTACTTCTGACTTTGGTATCTCAGTTCGTGACTGGTTAAACAAAACCTATCCAAAACTGCGTGTAATTTCAGCTCCTCAGTTGAACTTGGCTAACGGTGGCGCAAACGTGTTCTACCTCTATGCTGAGCACGTTGAAGATGGCGCAAGCGATGACAGCCGTACATGGGTTCAAGTAGTCCCAGCTAAATTCCAAGCTCTAGGCGTGGAAAAAATGGCTAAGGCTTACGAAGAAGACTATGCCAACGCAACTGCTGGCGTATTGTTGAAGCGTCCTTACGCTGTTGTTCGTTACTCAGGCATTTAATAGATAGGGCGGTCTTATGGACTGCCCAATCTAGCTGATGTAAGATAGGATGGACGGGAGAAATCCCGTCTTTCTAAACATCAAAAAGGATAACGAAAATGGCTAAAAATTATGTGTTTTCAACACTAGCTAATGACCAAAACTATACAAATTGGATTGCTGGCGGTGCTGACGTTCCTATTAAGGGACATTCTGTTCTCATCAAGGGTGGGACAGGCGTAGCAAATGACCGATTGATTACCCCTTTGGGCGTATCAACAGAAGTTACTGATTATGACCTTGAGGAGCTTCAAAAGAATCCTTCCTTCAAGGCTCATGAAAAAGAGGGTTTTGTAACCGTAAAAGCCAAAAAAGTAGAGGCTGAAAAAGTGGCTGCGGACATGAACCTAAAAGATGAATCTGCTCCTTTAACTGACGCAGATTATCAAAAAGAAGACGCACCAAAAGTCGGAAATAACTAAAAATGACATCCATTACACCAACCTATGACGATGAGGCGTTTCGGAACCAGTTTCCTCAATTTGAGAATACGACACTGTTTCCACCTGCCCAGCTCGAAAGTTGGTGGACTATGGGTACAGCCTATATCAACATCGACAATAACTACCCTTGGAATTTCAAGTCCAAGCAGCTTCAGTTAGCAATCGATTTGATGGCTGCTCACTTGGCAGCGTCTTTTAGTCTTATCAATAGCGGGGTTCCCGTTGTTGTCGTTCAAGGCTCTGCAGAAGGATCTGTCAACGTTTCTTTAGTGCCTCCTCCAGCTAAAACTGCTTTCGGCTGGTGGCTGGCAACTACTCCTTACGGCAACCAGTTAAGGGCTCTATTGAGAGTGGTCGCTAACGTAGGTTTATACATTGGTGGCAGTCCTGAAAATCAAGGATTTCGTAGGGCTGGCGGGTTATTTGGATGAAACAACTCAACCTCGACAAGATCAAGATTGCGCTAGAGCGTGTTCCTGAAGAATTCGAGGGCATGGTAGCCCAAATTGGATTCCCTTCGGGGATCAACTACGAAGACGGCACTTCCGTTGCTTATGTAGCAGCAATACAAGAATTTGGAGCTCCGGCAGTTGGAATTCCTGCTCGTCCTTTTATTCAACCAACTGTCAAAGAAAAAAAAGACACTTGGACCAAAACTATTGAAAAAAGCATTCCCAAGGTAGTTCTTGGGAAAATGACTGCTTTTGACGTTTTGGATTTGGTGGGAATTCAAGCTGCTGCGGATATTCAAACAAAGATTTCAACTATTTATTCACCTCCTAATGCGCCAGCAACAATCAGGAGAAAAGGTTCATCCAAGCCATTGATTGATACTGGGCTTATGCTTGCATCGGTTCAAAATGCGGTCAATAAAACTGGGTCAGAATTTACTGGGAAAGGCTCGTAATGTTTAATGTTAGAGCTCTTGCCAACAAGAATATTCAGATCACAAACAAAAACCAACAAATCAACTGGATACAGTCAAACGGTTATGTGACCGATGACGCAGGGAAACGCACCCCTAAGACCATAACTTTGACAGTTGATGCTCAGGTACAAGCTTTAAGTGCAACCGATTTAAAGCATATTGACGGGCTTAATATTACGGGTGTAATGCGGTCCGTTTATATGTATGGCAATGCTGCTGGCGTAATCAGGGCAGATCAGCTCGGAGGCGATATTTTGGTTTTCCCTGAAGTGCCGGGTGGCTGCAATCGTAACTGGCTTATTACTCAAGTCATGGAAACATGGTCCGATTGGTCTCATGTAATTGTTACCCTTCAGGACGATTAATCATGTCAGCAATTTTAGATATTAATGACCAAGACGTATTTCGAGCGTTAGTGGTCTTTTTTAACTCTTTTTTACCTGCGGGTACTGAAGTGGTTCAAGCTCAAGATAATAGAGTCCCAATGCCTAAAACTGGCTTTGTGACCATGAACAATACGGGAATGAATCGTCTATCATTTAACGTTGATAGTTATGATTCGCTTTCACAGGGAAAGTTTATCCTTACCCCAACCCAATATTCAATGCAGCTAGATTTTTATGGTCCAAATTCACAGACTTGGGCTATGCAAACTATGGCATTGTTTCGAGATGAGTATGCAACGGAGATTTTCCCGCCAAATATTCAGCCGTTGTATGCGGACGATCCAGTCCAAATTCCGCTTATTGATGGGGAAGCCCAATATGAGCAACGCTGGAAATTGGTAGCGAGTTTACAATACAACCCAATCCTTTCAACGACACAGCAATCCATGATTGCAGTAGATATTGAACTTGCTCCAATCGATCAGACATTTAACCCCTAGGAGAATTTATGAGTACCATTCCTTTTTCGCAAGTAGTCCAAGTCGTACCGTCAGTTTTATCGGCTAATGGTGTAGCAGTTGACCTAAACGGTCTCGTGCTTACTCAAAATGCTGCTGCTCCTTACGGTTCAATCCTAACATTCGCAAACGCTGCTGGCGTTCAAAGCTACTTTGGTGCTAACTCAACTGAAGCTGCGATTGCAAATATCTATTTCAATGGATATGACGGAGGCACTCAGCTTCCCGGTACTTTGTTGATGACTCGTTATCCTGAGACAGCTATTGCTGGATGGCTAACTGGCGGTTCTTTGGCAAACATGACTTTAGGTCAACTGCAAGCTTTGACTGGTACTTTGTCGATTACCGTTGCTGGTGTGGTTAAAACTTCCGGCACAATCAATTTGTCTAGCGCAACTAGCTTTAGTGCTGCTGCTTCTATTATTCAAACTGCATTTACAACACCGGGCTTTACTGTATCTTACAGCTCACAAAGTTCGTCTTTTGTATTTACTACGACTACTACAGGCGCAACTCAAACAATGAGCTACGCTGCTACTGGCACTTTGGCAACTGCATTGATGCTGACTCAAGCAACTGGCGCAATTTTGTCTCAAGGTGCTGACGCTGCTACTCCTGCTTCATTTATGGCTGGAATTTTGACTCAGAATCAAAACTGGGCAACATTCATGACCGCTTGGGAGGCTCAACTATCTGAAAAAGAAGCCTTTGCACAATGGAGCAATTCCGTTTCTCCACGTTGGTTATATGTTTGCCAAGACTCCGATCCTAACGTTTTGATCGCTTCTAGCACCACTACATTCGGTGATTACCTGCAACAAAACCAATTAATCGGATCAATGCCTATTTTTGGTGATTACACTCATGCAGCTTTCGCTTGCGGATTTGCAGCTTCTTTGAACTTTAACCGTCTCAATGGACGTGCAACTCTTGACTTCAAATCACAATCAGGTCTCGTTCCTTCAGTAACTAATGCGACTCAGTACGCTGCGGTTCTTGCTAATGGATACAACGCTTACGGTGCTTGGGGTTCAAACAATCCAGCAAACAATGCTAACTGGTTCTTCCCCGGCTCTGTTTCAGGTAAGTGGTTATGGGCTGATACCTATTTGAACCAAATTTGGCTCAATGCTAACCTCCAGTTGGCTATGGTTAACTTGTTGACTTCTGTTGGCGCAGTTCCTTATAACTCACAAGGTAATGGCTTGATTTACTCTGCTGCTCTTGATCCAATCAATGCAGCTTTGAACTTTGGCGCAATTCGTGCTGGTATCAACGTTTCTGCTGCTCAAGCTGCTGAAATTCAGTATGCTTTAGGATTTAACGCTGCTCCTACTATTGCTTCACAAGGTTTCTACTTGCAGATTCTGCCAGCTACTGCTCAGACTCGTGCTGCTCGTCAGTCTCCTCCGATCACCTTGTATTACCAAGATGGTGAAGCGGTTCAGCAAATCGTTATGGCTTCTATTGCAATTCAATAAGGATAAATTATGTCAACAATAACCTCAGCAAATTCGGTCCTTTCATTAGCGATCAATAACTACTTCCCAGTCCCTCAAGTTATCCAAGGCTATGCAGTGGATGACGCTTTTGAAGGCGAAGCCGTACAACAATCTGAAATCTTGATGGGCGTGGATGGCAAGCTCAGCGCAGGTAAAGTATTCGTCCCTTACAAGATGACTATTCACCTTCAAGCTGATAGCCCAAGCGTTTTCTTATTTGACGCATGGCGCAATGCACAAGATGCTGCAGTTGATGTTTTCTCTGCAAGTGGATCTATTACCCTGCCTTCAACAAGTATGGTATATACTTTGCAAAACGGCTATTTGACTTCAGCGACTCCGTTCCCTGCAGTTAAAAAGACATTGCAACCACTCGTTTACGAGATTACTTGGCAGCGCATTATTGGCGGTCAAATCTAACATGGCAGCGATATAAAACATGGCACGAAAAGAGTCGACATTCGTAGCGGACGCAGGACGTGATAAGGGCAAGCAATTCCTTATCACTGAAATGTCTGCCTCACAAGCTGAGAGCTGGGCTTTCAGGGTAATTCTCGCTATCGGCAATGCTGGTATTGAGATCCCGGATAACCTAGCTGCTCAGGGAATGGCGGGTCTTATGGCGGTGGGCTATATGAACCTTCTCAAGATTCCATTCGAGGCTGCAAAGCCTCTTTTGGACGAAATGATGGGGTGTGTTCAGATAGTCCCGTCTCCTAATGTCAAACGTCCTTTGATTGAAGATGACATAGAGGAAGTCAAGACTCGACTCATGTTGCGTAAAGCAATTTGGGATCTGCATATGGATTTTTTTTTAGACGCAGACAAGTCGACTTCGGAGTCAGAAGCGCAAGCACAAGCAACAATCGGCTCGTTGAGTATCAAGCCACCCCGCAAACGATAGCAACAGTAGTCTCGTCAAGACTGGCTACCCTCCATGAACTTGATACTGTCTATGGTGTTGAGGATATGTGGATACTCCTTGAGATTCATGCTGTTGATCGGCATAATGCTTATATAGTGAGTCAAAAATAATGGCAACGGTCATAGACAGTTTATTAATTGAGCTTGGATTAGATACATCCAAGTTTGATGCTTCTCAAAAGAAGTCCGTAGAGGAACTTCGCAAGTTTGACGAACAAGCCCAAAAGACGGCTAAAAATACCCAGCAAGGCTCCAAAAACATCGGTGACGGCTTTGAAAAGGCTAGGAATGCCCTAGTCTCCCTTGGAGTCGCTTTTGTCGGCATAAAAGGTTTTACGAACTTTGCTCAGCAAATGACAACGACCAATGCAGCTCTTGGTCGAAATGCTCAATTATTTCAAATGTCTGCCCGAGAGCTTGATGCTTGGGGCGGTGTTTTAAAAACAGTAGGCGGTGACGCTGAGACATTCCAGTCTTCAATTCAGGCAATGCAACAAGGTATTGCCGGGATTAAGCTAGGTGACGCTGCCATTCTTACCCCATTGGCACGATTGGGTGCTTTGGCTGCAGTAGACATCAATAAAGGTACTGTTGATATTTACAAGCTTGCCGATGCTTTGAAAAAGTTCAAAGAACAAAACGGTGAGCAGCTTACCCTTACATTAGCTCAGCAGCTAGGCATGAACAAAGAGACCTATATGGTCCTTTCCCAAGGTGCTGACGCAGTTCATAAGCTTTATGACGAGCAATACAAACTTTCAGGCGTAACTGAGCAAAATACCAAAAATGCTCAAAAGTTACAGCAGCAATGGGCTGAAACCAGTCAAGCATTTTCCAAGGCAAAAAATGCCTTAATGGATGAGCTTTATCCGGCTTTAAGCGCAACTCTACAAGGCGGTACAGCTTTTTTTGAAGGATTTGTCAATGCCGATAAAAAGTTAGACGGATTCCTTTCCCAGTTAACTTTGATCGGTGGCGCAGCTTTAACTTTGCAGGGCGCACTATCTTCTTTGAAGATTGTTGGCGTATCCGTTGGAGAAGGGCTCACAGCAGCGTTTTCTAAGCTTTTTGGAGCTGCTGCATTGCTATTCCATAGCGAAGGCTTAAACAAGGGCGAAGACGAGGAAATTGCTCGTATTCATGCAGCTCAAGACAAGGCTTCAGGAAAAGGCGGTGCTGCTTCGGGTCTTCCTCGCAATATGCGAAACAACAACCCGGGCAATATTGAGTACGGTGATTTTGCTCGTAAGCATGGCGCAACTGGCAGCGATGGACGTTTTGCCATTTTCCCTGATATGAAGACAGGTCAGGACGCTATGGCTTCCTTGCTTATGTCTTATGCAAAAGGCGGTACAAATACTATCGCTGGAATTGTTAGTAAATGGTCTCCTGCTGGCGATAACGGTGCAGCCAATACGAATGCGTACATTGCTGACGTTGCTAAAAAGACTGGCATTGATCCAAATAAACCTTTGAGCATGGGCGAGCTGGCTGCAGTGCAGCAAGCAATGTCTGCTCATGAAGGCATGGTCGGAGCCAAAGCAACTGCTCCAGTAGGTGCTGGCGGTGGCGCAGGAACCAACGTGCAAACCAATATCAACACAATCAACGTACAAACTCAAGCTACCGATGCCAATGGAGTCGCTAATGGCTTGCGTGGTGCATTGCAAAATAACTCATTAATTAATCTAGGCGTACAGGGAAATAGATAATGCCAAATATTCCTTACCCTAATGTCCCAGCATTACCCGGAGTCCCGGCTTTAGCTCGGAGCAACAATTCTCAATTTGTAGCTGCAGCGTTAACGATTGTCGGAGAGATTCTCCCCCTAAATTTATTTGGGACAACTTGGGGCATTGTTGACGAAAACGGGTCTGCTTTACTTAGCCCCGACTCTTTTGTTGATTTTGAATATCGAGAAGAATACAAAATTCCGATTTACCCGCTTGAGGAAGGCAGCTTCCAAAGCTATAACAAAGTCGCTATGCCTTTTGATTGTCGGGTGACAGTATCGTGTAGCGGTAACGGGAAAATGAGCAAAGAAGCGTTTTTGGCAGCTATTGAAAAGCTTTTAAGCTCTTTGACTCTTTGCAGCGTAGTTACTCCCAATGGAACCTATAAAAGTTGCAATTTAATTCACGTTGACTATCGCAGAGAAGCAAGACAAGGGGCAACCTTAATCATTGCTCAATTATGGTTTCAAGAAATCAGAATTGCTCAGCAACCAGTGGTTCCTACTGCAGCACCTTCGGGAGCAAGTAGCACAAGTCTTGGTCAACTATCTCCTACCAAAGTGCCTACTGGAAATTTTGGGTCAATTAATCCGAATGCACAAGGAGCGACTGGTTTGAATCCAGCAATACAATGACTACTACTCAATTTATTCCAATTATTGCAGTCGCTGCTCAAAAATTTACTATTCAATTAAATGGTCAAAGTTGCGCCATTAGCCTATCTCAAAAAAGCAATGGACTTTACTTTGACATGACCGTCAATAACAATCCTTGCGTAAATTCGGTGCTTTGCTTAAATTTAGTGGGATTGGTTCGAGAAAAGTATTATGGTTTTATAGGTCAATTAGCATTTTTTGACACTCAGGGAACCAGTGATCCTTACTATACTGGCTTAGGATCTCGCTATTTATTGGTTTATCAATCATGACTTTTGCAGTCCGTCAGATCAATTTAACATTTTCAAGCGCAGATTCTGAGCCTTTGGTTCTTGAAGGTTTACGTTGCTCTGCTGTCATTACTAATCCGGGTGGCAATAACGCTTTTGGACAGCTTCAACTGCAAGTCTATGGAATGACTTTGGATCAGATGAACCAGTATTCAAGCACTGGTTCAAACATGGTGGCGGTTCAAAACCAAGCCGTAACAGTTTCTGCTGGAAATCAAAGCGGTACTCTTAACCAAGTGTTTTCAGGAACCTTAATTTCTAGCTTTATTGATTTGTCAAACCTGCCCGAGGTAAGCTTTGTTTGTGCTGCCGTAGCAGGTTATTACAACAAAGCAGCTCCCTCTGCTCCAAATACCTATCAAGGGGCGCAAAACGCTGAAGACATTATTGCGTCATTGACTAATTTATTGGGCTCCGATTGGACTTTTAACAATCCTAAAGGTGCTCATGCCGTTATTCAAAATCAATATCTGTCAGGATCATTGATAGATCAAATTCAAACCGTTGCAAGAGCTGCGTCTTTGCCTTTGGTTATTGAAAACAACTCTGTCACTATTTTTCCCAATGGTGGTACGAGAGACGATATTGTGGTCGAATTGAGCCCTGAAACCGGATTAATTGGCTATCCTTATTATTGGGAAGCTGGATTTACCGTTAGATCTGAATTCAATCCAATTATTGCTATTGGCAGGACAATCAATCTGACTTCAGGCTTACCAAAAGCAAATGGACAATTTCCAGTTCAATATGCGACCCATGAATTAAGTACGTTGACCCCTGACGGTCCTTGGTTTACAACCTCAAAATTAAGTCCAGCGATCAATGTCCCAGTCAACTAATCAGCCAATACAAACAAACCACGTCCCGGCAGATAATGCCTCTGACGTGGGGCGCATGGACTTTATCGTCCGGTCTGCTCTGTCGGGTCTTAGAACTGCAATTCCAGTAAAAGTTGTTGCCGTTACAAATAGCGGTGGAGTTTCAGCTATTGGTCATGTTGACGTTCAACCTTTAGTCAGCTCAGTTGACGGTAACGGTCAAGCTTGGGCTCATGGGATTATTCACAATGTCCCATATATCAGGATTCAAGGTGGATCCAATGGCGTAATTCTCGATCCTGTTGTCGGTGACATTGGGATTGGTACAGTTTGCGATAGAGACATTTCAACGGTAAAAAGCACTGGCGCAGTAGCAGCCCCGGGTTCTAACCGTAAAAATGATATGTCTGATATGGTCTATTTGATGACCATTATTGGCGCAGCTCCTACGCAATACATTCAATTTAATAGCTCAGGAATTACCATACTTTCTCCCACCAAGGTTACAATAAACGCACCTAATGTAGAGATTGACGCTTCGTCTGCTTGTACGATAAACGCTCCAAATATTGTGTTGAATGGTGCGGTACAACAAGGCGGTGGATCGTATTCCGGCAATGCTACATTCGGTGGCTCAATGACTGTAACGGGTGACGTTACGGCTGCGGGTACAAGCTTGCATACTCATAAACATGGTGGCGTACAAACAGGTGGCGGTCAAACAGGAACTCCAGTATGACGATAATTCACAATACTTTGCTGCTAGATCAAACTGCTTGGGATTTGGTTCTCGATGTCAACGGAAATATCGCTTTAGCTGGCGCACCTTATGCAGTAGCGCAAGACGTTGCTTCCGCAACTCGTACATTTTTAGGCGAATGTTGGTACGACACTACTCAGGGAATACCCTACTGGCAGCAAATTCTTGGAGAGTTTCCTCCTTTGCAATATGTTGCTGAGCAACTTCAGGATTCAGCTTTAACAGTGCCTGACGTGGCAGCAGCAAAAGCAACTTTTACGTCTTTCCAAAATCGTTCTTTGGCTGGACAAATTCAAATTATAGATACGGATGGAGTCACTAATAACGTGGCTTTCGGAGGATAAATGAGCACTAACGTACCGTCAATTACATGGACTAATGGCGCACCCGTCCTGCCAGCAGAAAAAGATATTCTTGCTGGCGTTCAGGCTGACATCAATGCAGCTTTTGGTGGGGGCGTAAACCCCGGTCTTACAACCCCTCAAGGTCAATTAGCTCAAACTGAAACTGCAATTATTGGCGATAAAAACAATCAAATCGCCTACATTGCCAACCAAGTAAACCCAGCATTTGCTTCAGGTATTTGGCAAGATGCGATTGGTTACATTTACTTTATGAACCGAATTCAAGCTTCGGGAACGGTAGTAAATGCGACTTGCGTAGGTGCAGTTGGTACAGTTATTCCTTTAGGATCTATCGCTCAAGATTCAAGCGGATACCTTTATGCCTCTACTGCTGCAGCCACAATTCCTTCCAGTGGTAGCGTGACGGTTCAATTTCAGAATCAAACTACAGGTCCGATTGCTTGTCCTATTGGATCTCTTAATAAAATTTATACAGCCGTTGCTGGCTGGAATACTGTATCAAATCCTGCTGTTGGAGCACTTGGAAATAACGTAGAGTCTCGAGCAGCTTTTGAATTGCGTAGACAGGCAAGCGTGGCAGTAAATGCTGTTAACTCTATTCAGTCTATTCAAGCAGCCGTTTTAGCGGTCCCCAACGTATTACAAGCCGTAGTTGTTGATAATTCAACCAACGCAACCGTAAACTATGGCAGCACTAGCTATCCATTGGCAGCCCATTCTATTTGTGTCAGCGTAGCTGGTGGTACGTCTTCAGATATTGCCACTGCAATTTGGAATAAAAAGCCACCGGGATGCGGATACAACGGCAATACAACCGTTACCGTTTATGACACTACTTATGCAACCCCAATTCCTTATACAGTCACTTATTTGACTCCAACATCAACACCTGCGTATTTCACTGTAAATATTCAGAATAATCCGTTGCTGCCTTCAAATATTACTCAACTTGTCCAAAATGCTGTTTTGGCATCATTTAATGGTCAAGATGGAGGATCTGCAGTTACGATTAATTCGACAACTTATTCAGGTCGCTATTACGCAAATATCAATGCAATTAGCTCTGCGGTGAATGTCATTGAAGTGTATTTGGGATTGACAGCAAGCCCTAGCACTTTGTCGATTGCATTCGGCATAGATCAGTTGCCAACTCTTTCAGCCTCTAATATTGCGGTGGTATTGGTTTAATCATGCAAAATTGGGATCAAACTCTTTTAAGTCAATATTGTGATTCTCCAACGATTGACGGTTTGCTTAGTTCTTACAATAGTGCAGTTGATCCTTCTGTTGATATTGCTAATTTTTATGTAAATATTTGGGATGTATATACAGCCGTTGGCACTGGTTTAGATATTTGGGGGGCGATTGTTAACGTTCCTCGTTATCTTCAAATCCCGGGGTCTCCTGCTTATCTAGGATTTGATGAGGCTTACCTTTCAGGTTATGCAACTACAGGTCCTCAGCCATTCGGACAAGCTCCTTTTTACACTTCAATAGCGTCTACAACCACTTATTATTTGTCCGATGACGTTTATAGACAGTTGATTTTGATTAAAGCTGCGGTCAATATTGGCAATTTGTCAGTGCCTCAAATTAATCAGCTTTTGCAAAAATTTTTTGGTCAATCAATTTCAGGAAGCCCTTATGGGGTGGCTTATGTAATTGACACTTTAAACCAAGGGTTCACTTATCATTTTAATTTTGTACCTAATGCTTTGCAGCTTGCAATCGTACAAAATTCAGGAGTATTTCCAAGACCTGCTGGCGTAGCCGTAACAGTAACTTATTAATAGGATCAACCATGCAAAGTACCAACATACCTTCAAAGATTCCGGTTCCGTTTGCGAACTCTGCAGGATCTAGCTATAAAAACACTATTCCCGTAGCTTCACAAATTGGAATCACAAACGGCAAAGCCTCTTTGACTGACGGCTTCCCTCCGCTTACGTTTCAAGCTATTAGCTCAGGCGGTGTGCCTCCATTCGGAGCTGACTTTAACGGCATTTTGAACGAGATCACTGCAATTCAACAATGGCAAGAAGCTGGTGGATATTTTCCTTTTGATGCTGATTTTGCTTCCACGATTGGAGGCTATCCAAAAGGTGCAATTTTGCAATCAAATACCTTTGCAGGTCTTTGGGTAAGCACGATTGAAAACAATTCAAACAATCCTGATACCACTGGTACTGGATGGCTTTCTTTTGCTTGGGAAGGGTCTTTGTCGATTGCCTTATCCTCAACAACAACTACTTTAACGTTGTTGCAATCTGCCTACCCAATTATTACCTTTACAGGTACATTGACTGCCAATAGTACCGTTAACGTTCCTCCTCAATCAGGAGAATGGATTTTTGTAAATAGCACTACTGGCGCATATACATTGACCGTCAAGACTCCTTCGGGTACTGGTGTTACTTTGACCCAAGGTCAATCCACCTTTATTTATGGTGACGGCACAAATATGTATTTTGCCGATTCTTCAAAAGTAGCAAGTTTTAATGGTCGAGTTGGTTCAGTCACTTTGACTTCAGGAGACGTTACTGGAGCTCTTGGCTTTAGTCCCTATAATGCAACCAATCCTGCTGGATATATTACTCAGCCAAATGGACTGGGCTGGAATGGTACAAGTTGGCATGACGTTACTGCTTCTAGGGGATATAACGTCACTTATACAAATTCTCGTTCCTATCCAATTCAAGTATGTATTTCTGCAGCTATGATTATTGCGGGGCAATATATTTATTTTTATGTAGATGGGACCTTAGTTGCTAACTTCGGAGGAGGAGTTGGAGGAGGTGGAAATTGCCAACAAAATTCTTATGTTATTGTCCCACCGGGATCAACATACCAAGCTGTTGAATACGGGGCAAATTTACAATTTTGGGCAGAACTTTATTAAGGTAAAAAAATGAAATATTACAAAGAACCATTAAGCCAAAAAGTCTATGCGTATGATGAGGAAGATCAATCTCAACTTCCTTTAATTGATTTGGCAAACAAAAACAAGTGGGAAGACGTTACTTCCGGCTTTTCGATTGCTCCTACTCAAAAGCAAATTGAAATCCTTTATAGCGTTGCTGCTCAAAACAACCTTGATTTTGTAGCTGGGTCATGGGGATACACTTCTTTGCTTTCGGCTGCTTCTTATGTAAACTCTACAAATGCTCAATACAAAGCAGAAGCTGAGGCATTGATTGCTTGGCGTGACGTTTATTGGGCTGAAGCATATAAAATACAGGCTGGATCATTGCCCGCAAGCGTAGAAGATTTTGTTGCAATGCTTCCAGCAGCACCAAGCAAACCAACCGTTTAAAAAAGGAAAAACCATGAGCATTAATTTGACCCTAGAAGTTCAAGAAGTAGAGGCTGTTGTTGCTGGCTTGCGTAAGCTGCCAATGGAGCTAATTGAAGAATTGGTCAATAAGATCAAAATTCAAGCTATCCCTCAAATTCAGGCAGTTCAAATGGCAGCTCAAGAAGCAGCAAAACAAGCAGCAGAAGCAGCAGCAAACGAAACACCTGCTGACCCTACAACTCCTACAGAATAAGGTATAGACCATGTTTTCTATTAAACAATTTCTCATCAATGCGTCTTCAGAAGTTCGTCAAGAAATCCGTAATTTGATTGATGAGATCGAAGCCAGCGTTTCTGCCGTTGAAGCTCCTGTTGTTGAAGAAGCTCCAGCACCAACAAAAACTAAGGCTAAAGCTGCTGAAGCAGAAGCCGAAACACCTGCTGCGGAGTAAGCGTTATGGATTGGTCAGCAATAGTCGCAGCTATAGCCATTTTAGCCACTGCAGCCTCGGGAGTTATTGGCTGGTGGTCAAAAGAGCTATCTAAAAATCAAGACAAAATCATTGGAGACCAATCCACTCTTGCAAGACAAATTAACAGTCTTGAGGTAAAGGTTTCAGATCATTACGTCAAACGTGAAGACTTCCAAAGCGTTACCAACCAAATTTTTCAAAAGCTGGACAAAATACTCGACAAACTTGATACGAAGGCGGACAAATAATGTTTAAGCAGATTGCAGCACTACTAAGACCTAGACCCGTAGAGACTGTAGCCGTTGTAGACTCTGCCGAACCTAAACGTAAACCGACTGTTAAAAAAGCAACTACAAGAAAAGTAGCTGCCAAAGTGACAAAACCTGCAGCAAAACCTGCAGCAAAACCTGCAACAAAACCTGCAGCAAAACCTGCAGCAAAAAGACTGCTGCCAAAAAAAGAGGCTAATTATGGCTGAGCAATCCTATATTGAGACTGCCAAAGAAGTTGCTGGCAAATCGATTGGCAAGCATGGTCTTGCATACATTACAGCGATTATTGTCATTAGCGTAGCAGCCAGCATTTTCTTGGACGCTTCCAAGATTGCTGCTGTTATTGGTATGGCTGGCGGTGCAATCATGGCAATTATCAACATGATGAACTCTGTTTCAGGGACCACTGAAAAAGAGGAACGTCCTGAGTTTCAAGTTATCCAGCAACTCATTCAAAGACTCGATCACTTGGCTGACAAAGAGCCTCCAATGTCCGTAACGGTAGACGGGGACAAAGTAACCGTCACCAAAGGCTCAGACAAGATTACGACCACAAAATGAAGCTATTTAAAGACATCCTGACCGAAGACGACAACGAGACTTATTGCGCTGCTCGTGTATGCGCTCTTGCTTCTCTTTTTGGCTTTTTGGCTATTGCAATCATTCACGTTTTGCATGGCAAAGACATTGATTTTTCTCAGCTTGGCGTAGGATTTGGTACGGTTCTTGGTGGTTCAGGAGTAATGATTGGAGCCAAAGCTGCCACTCAAAAAACTGAAGATCAATAATGTTTCCGTTGCCAATCCTTAGTTACGTCAAAATCGCTGCAGCACTGGCTGCGCTGACATTTTCTTGGTATCTTGGCTACAGTTTTGAAGCTTCTCGCTTTGATCGATATAAAGCCGATCAAGTGCTTGAGACTCAAAAGCTGAAAGACGAACACCAAGCAGCAGCAGACAAAATCGAAAAGGACAAAAATGACCAAATCAACGCTATTAATACTCGGCTTTCCAATGCTCTTGTCGAGCTGCGGAACCGTCCCAGCAGACCCAAATCTGAAGCCACCAACGCTTCAACGTGTGGAACTGGGGCAACCCTTTATGCCGAGGATGGAAGCTTTCTTATCGGGGAAGCTGCCCGAGCAGACAAGCTCAGATCAGCTCTCCAAGCCTGTTATGAACAATACGACTCGCTAATGAAGTGAAATGCAAAAAGATAAGCTTGCAGCCGTTGTCACTTTAATTGCGTCTATTACCCTTGCGGTGACTGTTTTATCAATGGTCACTGTTTTTATGTTTGGGTTTTTTAACCCGGATGTCGACAACAATAAACTTTTTGAAATAGTTGGACCTGCATTTCAAACCATTATTGGCGGGTTCATTGGATTAATTACTGGAATCAAGATCGGAGCTAACGTTGAGCAATAGAGAATATTCAAAAAATGGGGCGCACTTGACCGAATCTTTTGAGGGTTTACGGCTTACTGCTTACCCTGATCCCGGCACTGGCGGGGCTCCTTGGACGATTGGATATGGACATACAGGTCCTGAAGTTCACCCCGGACTGACAATTACCCAAGAGCAAGCCGAAGAATTGCTTATGCAAGACGTTAAAAAGGCTGCTGCAGCCGTTAACGCTAAAGTGACGGGGGATATTACCCAAGAGGAATTTGACGCTCTTGTGGACTTCGTATTCAACGTTGGCGCAGGTAATTTTGCTGCTTCAACCCTTCTCAAGAAGGTAAACGCTGGCGATATTCATGGAGCTGCTGCCGAATTTGAAAAGTGGGACATGGCGGGAGGCAAGCATATGGCTGGACTTCTAAGGCGTAGACACGCAGAAGCCGAGGAATTCCTTTCGGGACTGGCATGACAAAGCATTTCCCCGGTCTTGATATGGACGCTATCTACGATAGGCTAGAGGAAAAAAAGCAGCAACGGTATCCAAGGCAACATAAAACCACTGGATACTGTTTGTCCTGCAATGCCCAGCTTCATGATCGGGCTTTTTGCGATAACTGGTGTCGAGAAGACTACGAGTTTGAAAGCGAAATGCGAAAAAAGATCGTTGGTAAATCGAAGCGTTAACGGAACCCGCTTAGTCGGAACGGTGTAAAAGCGAACGTAGCTTGGTACGCAAGAGGCTTAGGCTGGACATTATCATCGACCAAAGCCCTAATATTCCAACCGAGATTAACCATAATGCAGCGACTGAAACCAACAGGAACAATAGCGACAAATTGAAATAGTCCATTAGCGTTAACGAGTAACCAACCTGAAATCGCATTGTCGTTGTCCTTTATCAGGTTATTCCCTTTGAACGAAGTCAAGTAGGGGTTATTCAAATAACGCAGTCCGCAGCTATAAGCCGGATTTCTCCAAAGCCATTTTACTTTGCTCCAGTAGCTTCTACCATTAATTTGCTGGAAAGTGGCATCCCCGTCAAGGCTATTATCCGGTGTCATAAACCAATTTAACCAAGTCGGAAGCCTAGGTCCTCTACCCCAAACCGAACCATTGTCCAGCCAGCCGTCTCGTTGCTCTGAGAGCAAAGGCAACACTGGAGCAAGGATGTAAGCTGCAATCGTTGTCATAAGATTGATTAAAGCCATAAAAGGGTAAAAAAAATAGATCATTTTGATTCCTGATTAATATGGGGAACGCTTGCTCCGCAGTTAACAATTACCACTGGCTCGTACTGGACCCAACCGACAAAAGGAACCATTTCCCCGTCAACGTAAGGCACTCCCGTTTTTTCTTGTTGCTCCGCTTGGAGTCTGTCTTCAGTTGTAAATGTTGTCATTTAAACGGCTTCCCTGTTACCCAAGCAACCAAGCTATATCTACTTCCTTTTGAAACTGGTTTTACTTCGTGGACTACATAACTTGGGAATGCTACAAGAGTACCTTGTTCTTTTGGCATAAATTCAGGTTTTAAAGATCTATAAATAGTTAATTCCCCACCCTCGTATTCTGATTCGTTGGATAACTGAATTGTCAATGAAAGCTTGCGAGTCATGCCTCCAAATCGTTTGTCTACATGGGCATCATATTTTCCTGTTGGCGCATGATATTCGGTAAATTGAAATCCTTCCGCAAGACCAAATAAATCAAAACCAAAATATTTGCTGTTAAGTGCCATTACAATGTCGGTCACTTTTCTAAAAATCCATTCTGTTTCGCTGGTTACATAAATCCAGCTAATTTTGCTATCTCTTACATCGTCACTGCCTTCAGCAGTGCCTTTTTTCATTTCATTAGATTTTCCTAAATCAATAATTGTTTTGCATTCCTCGGGAGTAAAAACTTCTTTCCAAAAAGCAAAATCATTTACTTGATCTGATTCAAAAGACCAATTTGTAAATTTATTCATTTTCTTTTCCTAGCAGCAATCTCTCGTTGCAAAATATACCAAAATTCTGATTTAATTATTTTCACCCCCACCCTCCT